ATAATGAGAGATTCTACTAAAAGATTTAGTTGGGTAGAAGATGGATTGGATGCCAAAGCCCGTATTCAAATTAGAGATTTAAAAGAACGTGCAGGTAAGGAAAACAAACATACATTAAATTTGCGGGAAATGGTACAGAGTGATGATCATACAAAAATAAATAATTACAGTGAAGGATACTGCTATGGTTGTAGTAAGGATGATAAGATACTTTCCACTCTTATATATATGTGTGGTAGTTGTATGGAAAAACGAGGAACAGAAGGATTAATGTGTCTTATTATAAAAAAGCATAATTGGGAATTATGTGACAAATGTGAACAATGGCAATTTAATGATATTTGGCAAATAAATGCTTCATTCTGTGATACTTGTATGAGAAGAATAAAACTATTACACAAGGCTTACAAGAAAGCAGGTGGAAGAAAGAAACTAGCACCTGATGAGATAAAGAAAAGACAAATTTATGGTAAGGATTTCAATCAGATTTTAGGAACTGGTATCACTAAGAATAGTAGAAGATAATTTTTTCTCTATTTCATTTATTTGATATTCCAATTCTTCAACCCTTGCTATCTGTTCAAAATTAGGGGTATTATCTATTTCTTCTTCCCAATGAAATTTTAATTTTTGTGGGAAATAATCAAGTATGAAATGAATACAATTTCTACCAAAATCAAAATACCATGTACCTAATATGTACATTTTCTTACTTGGAAGTTCACTACCATAATAAATACACTGTTTTGCATACAATGGTTTCTTCCAAGGGATTATTGAATTTTTAACTTCTACCCGTCTTGTTTTTGGGTTATAAATAATACCACTTCTTGTAACTTTAAATGAAGGTTTTTTAAATTTAACTATATTTGTAGTACCAACACCGAGATGAATATGAACATATCTTTTCTGTGTATTAACATTATCTCGTTCATGCAACATATCTGTCCAAAACCAAAATGATCCGTTTTCAGGTATTTCAATATTATTAACTTCCAATCTAGTATTAACAGCACCACTATAAGGAACTCTTTTATTAAATGTCATTATATTATCATATACATAAAAGTCCATGACTAAAGGTAACTATACCTTTATATAACGGTTTCTATACAATATTTTTATGGTTAATGAACTACTCCCATTAATAGCTATCATAGCTGTTATATTTGGTGTTGGTTTAAGTATCGCAAAGGGATACGGAAACAGACCGGAAGGGGAATCATTCAAATTTGGAAGACTGTTTAGTTCACTAATTATTGGTACAATGGGTGCTACATCCGTATCAATGTTAGTAGTTAATAGTCTTCAAGAACAATTAGCCGAAGTTGGAATTGTAGCTTTGTTGTTTGTATTTATAACACAAGGATTCGCAACTGACCAAGGCTTATCAAGTATGGACAAATAAACCTGTCCATACCGTCATTTTTATATACTTAAACCTTAAAGTTTATATATGACAGAATTTGTCGAATTTACACAATTTGTTACCAAAGGTATTAAAATAGAAAGAGATGATGATCGTAGAATTTTCAAAGGACATATTACTGCTGAAATTATAGATAGACAACAAGAGTTCATTTTTGTAAAGGAAGTTATGGGTATTATGGATGCTTTTATGAAGGTAAACCCTGTTATTTCTGATGAACATACAAATAGAATGGTTGGAAGGGTTTTAGATTATGAAAAATCAGAAATTGGGGGAGTTGCAAGTGTAATGATAACTGCTGAAATATACAAATCAGACACATTTGAATTATATGATAGAGTTTGGAAGAAAATCCAAAGCCGTGAATATTCAGGATTATCTATGGGTGGAGCAAGTAAAGAAAGAGAGCCAATAGAGAAAAACGGTAGAATGGCATTAGAATTAAGAAAATTAGAGTTATATGAGATAGCAGTATGTAAATCACCTGCAAATAGTTTCGCAATTATTGAGAATGTAAATATGTTTGCCAAGAACAATAACCTAAGTGAAGGAATGGTTCATAATATACAGGGTAGAGATATTATACAATGCACAAGTATCGCCTGTAAATTTGAAAAAGGAACTGATATGGATGATGATGTAGATGTTGATAATGACGATTCAAAGAAAGAATCAACTGCTGATATAGAAAAAGATCATATTCCTAGTACACCTGAAAGTGTAGAAGATAAAGCAAAAGAAAAAATAACAGATGTTGAAAAACTAAGTTCAACTAGTCTTGTAGGACAATCTGCCACAACTAGGGCTAGTGGTATAAGTCAAACTGCTAGTAGTCCAAAGGAAATAAACGATGTGTTATCACAAATCAGTTCAGTTAAAAAACAATTAGATAATATTATAAAACAATATATGCCATTTAATAAACCAATCAAAGGTCATACCCGTGATCATTGGCAAACCAAATTGAGAGAGGAAGATCCTAATCGTACAGAATCAGATGTTGACACAATTATTGCGGGATATGAGGAAGAGGAAAAACTAAAGAAAGAAGAAACAAAAGCAAAACCAGTTGAAATATCATCTGAAACACCATCTGAAATACCAGTTGAAAAATCTAAATCCTACAAAGAATTAGAATCATTACTACAAAAATACTAGTAATATAAATGTTATTAATTTTATAAATTAACTTTATATATCTAGTCGAGAAACAATTTTAATAACATGACTGACGAAATCAAAACAGAAGAGAAATCTTCTGTAATTCAGAAATCAGATTCTTCATTAGAAGGTCTAGTCGCAGAACTCTTGAAAAATCAAGAAGTAAGAATTGACAAATTTGAAAAACGATTTGATGATCTTGCTACCTTAATTAAAGAGAGTAATGCTAATCCAGTAGATAGCGGAGTCGAAACTCAAAGTCAACCTAAAAAGGAAGACAAAGACGATGTTGGCGATCCAGTTACTATTGAGAATAAACTCGCACCAAAACCATCTGATGCACAAGCATCTATTATCGCAGCTGACAATGAATCCAGTGGTTCCGACAAATCGGGATTAAAAATGGAAAACAAAATGGAAGATGACGATGATAAAAAAGAGGAAGAGGTAGAGAAAGATGACGATGACAAGAAAGATGAAGATGTTAAAAAATCTGTTTCTAGCGAATACGTCTTTGTAAAGTCTGTAAGACCTGCAAACGTTGTCAGCCAAAAAGTATATCCAACAGCATATCAAGTGCTAAAGGCTATTACTGGTGGTTGGAATGGACAAACATCAAGTGCAGAAAAATCTATGGAAATAGCATATCAAAAATTAGGTGAAGGCGAGTTCGGTAACGGCATGCCTTCAGGTGGTTATTAATATGTCTAATTACTTAGGTCTAAGAAGCATTGATCAACTCATCAATTATACTTACAATGTAAGTCCTGATGAGATTATGAAAGCAGGTTTTAGTACAACCGATCCGGGTGCAGGTGGTAACTATAACCCACTATTCGGAGCTATGGCTTGGGCTAACTTTAACCTTGAAGCAAACATTTTCGCAGCTTTGCCAAAATATGTATGGGACTTTTCAGGTTTCCGTATATACAACGCAAAAGCCGGAACATTTGCTGATGCAGGTTCAAGTAATAACTCTACCAAAGGTGGTACTGTTGAAGGTGGATTAATTGCAACTGCGGTAAAACCAACTGTTCAAGAAATCACACTTAAACCAAAGACATTACAATATGTATTCGAAGCATCAGAAGTTTTGGAACAATTAGTGGACAATTCCAGAGATGATAACTTTGGATCATTGGCTCAACAAAGAGTCTATGCAAGTGACCAATTTAAGGAAATTGTTAATCAAATGTTAACAGCAATCCCTAGTGACGTTACTGCAACAGATACTTTGCAAAGACTTGATCTAGAATCATTGGATAGAATTGTATCATCTTATGCAGAGTGGAATTTTGAGGGACATGCAACTGTAGCTACTCTTTACGATCCGTGGAGATTAGCCAACAGTAATGGTGTCAATAGACAAAATTCCGCAGGTACATGGGACTCTCATGTAACCTCACCAAGCGGTACTATCGGAACAGCAGATGTATTAACTGACTCTGTTCTTAGAAGTGCTTTAGCAAACGTGAGAATTGCAGCTGGTAAAGAGCCAACTGTAATGATTGGTGGACAGGACACTTATAGTGAAGTTCAATCAATTTACATGAACGCTTACAGAATCCAAAATACTGCTGACCTTAGAACAGAATTTAGTGTTAGTGTCAATGGTGTAGAATCATTCACTGGTACAGGTGCAGGTTTGCATATATCTACGATATATGGCTTACCATTCATTCCTTCAAAGGATACCACCCAATCAGCAGAAGGTTCAGTAGATGACTTGTTCATCTTAAACACCAGTGCGGATAAAAACAATCCAAATAAACCATTATTGGGTATGCAAACACTCAAACCAATCGTTTATTACGAAGCAGGTAAAAGACAACAAGGCTATCCTTTCATCAACGAAGCCTTTACAGACAGAGCTATGTATAATATGCTAGCTGAAACTGGTTGTACCAACTTCAAAGCACACGCTAAGATTAGAGATATAGCATCAGGAATCTAAATTTAATCCCTTTTTTTCATTTTTTTGTTTTTTCTCAACTATTTGGGGTAGGGTTTTAGAATCAATAATACTTATATACCAATAAAAAATACTTATAATCATGGTAGCTGCAATTACTTTAACCCCTGCGACTGATGTAGTAGGTGCTACTATTACTATTGCTGGTACAGGTTTTGCCAATGCAGAAGCAATTACTTTACTTTTTAACGGTGATGCTTTAATACCAGTAGCATCAATTACAACTGATGGTACAGGTGAATTTTCAGGCACATTCTTGGTTCCCGCAAGTGTTCAAGGTATTAGGGTTGTTACAGCAACAGACGTTACATTAAATACAGATGTAGAAAATTTTACAGTTATTACTAATTTGGTTATTACAGAAGCAAATGCAGTTGTTGGTAGTACAATTAACTTAACAGGTACAGGATTTGCAACAGTAGAAGCAATTACTTTCTTATGGAAATCCGGTGCTATGACAGTTGTTGAAGATCCAGTTACTTCAGATGCAACAGGTGGATTTGTTGCTACATTTGTAGTTCCAGCATCAGTAAATGGTTCTGCCACAGTTAATGCAACAGATGTAACAACTAATACAGATCAAGATACTATTATTATAGATGCACAAGTTATACTTACGGAAGCAAGTGGAGTAGTAGGAGCCACTAGTGTAGTTACAGGTACAGGATATGCCGGAACTAGTTTAATGGACTTTACATTTAATGGAGTTGTAGTTACTTTAGCAGAATCACCAATTACAACTGATGGTACAGGTGGTTGGAGTGGAACTTTAACAATCCCAGCTGCACCAAATGGTGTTGAAACATTTGTAGCTAATGATGCAGCTGTAAATACTGACAGTGATACATTACTAGTTATTGCACTAATTACGATAAGTGATGCAAGTGGTTCAGTAGGAGATACTACAATTATTACAGGTTCAGGATTTAGTGCTTCCAGTCTTGTATCATATACATTTAATTCAGTTGCTATCGTTCCGTCAGAAGCACCAGTTACATCTTCAAGTGTTGGTGCATTTACAGCTACAATTACTGTTCCCGCAGGGCATGATGATGTTATTACAATAGTAGCTACTGATGCAGGTGCAGCTACAGATAGTATTACATATAACGTATTAATAATTATTGGCGGGGAAATAGTTGCAAATAGTACATATACACACTTAAGCGGAAGAGATAATAGATTAAGGTCAGTCAATTCAGTTCCAAGTAGAGAACGTGGTGCAGTTGTTGATATTACATTTACTGCTGATGATACTTATGATACTGGTGGTGTAACTATTGACTTTAGTGGAATTGATAATTTCTCAAAAGTATATCTTTGTAAGGTTCTTCATAATTCAGTTGGATTGGTTTGTTCTTTTATACCTGCTACTGGAAATGCAGCTGCAAGTGGAAAACTCAAATTTTGGGGAACTGATGGTAACGAACTTGCAGACAATAATAGTGCAATTACAAGTAAGACACTGAGATTATTTATTCGTGGACTTTAATAATACTTATATACCACTATTTTAATGATAATATATGGCAATAACAGCTGTAATAAACTCAACCTTTACACATTTGGTTGATGACAGAACTTTAATGGTAAAACAAAATGTTGCAAGTAGAGAACGAGAAGCAGTTGTTGATATTACAGTTGGTGCTGGTGATAATTATGTTACTGGTGGAATTACCGTTGATTTTAGTGTGATCAGAGGGTTTTCACGAGTTTACTCATGTGAAATCATACAATCTACTATAGGCAGGGTTTGTTCTTTTATACCTGCTACTGGAAATGCAGCTGCAACAGGAAAAATCAAAATTTGGCATACTGATGGTACTGAATTATCAAGTGAAAACAGTTTGACAAATAGTAAAACCTTTAGAGTAATAATTCGTGGTATTTAGTAATACTTATAAACTACTATTTTTATTTATCTATATATGACTAAACATGCCAATAAATTAGTTACTACCGCAGCTGAATATGTAGGTAGATCCGGTAAGATTGTCGGTTGTACTTTATCATTGAGTGGAGATAGAATTTGGGAATTACGACAAGGTACAGTTACAGGTAATATATTATATACAATAAATGCAGCTTTAACATCAGTAACACACACTGATTTACATTTAGGATTTAAAACTGCATTATATGTTAAAGTAGCAAGTGGTACTACTGGTTCATTCAACCTGATTTACGACTAATTTAAATACTTTACCTTTTTATAAGTGTTATGGTAGCAGTTATAACAATTACTCCCAATTCTAATAATTATGGGGAAACCACAACTATTGCGGGAACAGGCTTTGCAAACTCAACTGCTATAACAATAACATGGGATGCTGTTACATTAGTCACAGTTCCTAGTTCTATTACAACTAATGGAAGTGGTGTTTTTAGTGCCACATTTGAGATTCCAAATGATATTTTGGGAGTTTTTGATATTATAGTTTCAGATGGAACAACATCAGTTACAACAGAATTTGAAGTAATAAGAGAGCCGGAATATACACAACCAAAGGATCTCGCAGATTGGCTTAGAATTACAATAAATGCAAATAGTGATCCAAGTAAAAGTATGATTAAAGAATTTATTATGGATAATGAGGATCGTATAGATGTAAGGACAGGTCATAGTTGGCTTGGAAATAAACAATGCAGAGAAGTATTCCATGTTCAAAAATTATATGATTGGGGAAGAGGTATGCCATTATATCTAAGACATAGAAATATTAGAGAATTTAGTGCAGTTGCAGGTGATAAGGTAGAAGTTTGGGATGGTGCTAAATGGGTTGATCAAGATATTGTTGATGGAAATTCAGGTTTGGCATATTTTGAAACCACATTAGGTATTACCTATCTTAGAGGTTATCTATTTTCAATATTACAATCAAGTAGATTTAGAATTACATATAGATATGGGGGAAATCTTGAGTATAAATCATCAAAAACCGCACTAGTACCAAGGGACATTAAAAAAGCCTGTAAA